GCGAGCCGGCCCAAAACATCGGTTGGCGGAATGGCGGGGATGGTCGGCGCCGGCGGGGTGCCGGCTTTGGATTTGGTGGCGCGTGTCATGCGGGTCTCCGGTTGGTCCGGTTCGCATCCACGCGCTGGGGTGCCGGGAAGTGTAGGTCCGGCTCTCCGCGGTCCGAGGCCTCGCGCGCAGCTTCCTCGGCAGCGCGGCTGCGCAGCCGCACCAACCCCGCGGCGAGGATGGTGCACACCTCACGCAGGTGCGGCGGGAGGTGGCCATTGATCGGGTTCGGCAGGGGCATCGGGATCCAGCACGCATTGTCCTGCCTATTCTCTACCGCCTCGCCACACGCACCTTCTCAGCCGGCCGGCTCGGCGCGGCGCCATGCACGGCCGTCAGTGCCGACGGTCGTCCGACATTCGGCTTCACTGTCGGCCAAATCCGGCTCAGACGCGCCTTGATCGAACTGTCGCAGGGCACATTGTCGGGTCCCAGCTGATCGGCAAACCAGTCCTGGATCATCCGCAGCCATTCAGCCTGCGTCGCCGGTGGGCCCGGGTCGTAGATGGTCTTCGCGATCTCGCACCAGCAGCCTTCCCAATCGAATTTGGGCGGAGCACCGCGTGACTTCTCCCGCCCGTTCGCGCCTGCCACGGCAGCGATCCCCGAATGGACACCGCCGATCCCCTGCGCCTCCTGGAAGCGCTCCATCTCGGCTCGGCGCACCACCAGCGACTGGCGGTCGACCAAAATCGTGGCGCGCTCATCATCCTGGTCAGGGAGATCAAGCACCTCCCCCTGCACGCCACAGAACCGCCCGATGGCCTGCGAGCCATTCAGCAACACGGACCATGCATCAACGCTACGGATGTCCATCGTGCCGACGATCCAGCGCGTCCCGGTCGGAATGCTGAACGGTCGGCCGTCGGCATCCTCCTCGACTTCGCTCGTTTCGACACGCAGCCCACCCACTGCGATCGACAGGGTCAACTCGCTTTCCAGTGCATAGGCGGCGATGTCGGCTTCCGAGAGCGACCAGTGCTCGCAGAGTTCGGCAAGGCCGTAGAACGGTTTTCGGGGGAGAGGCTTGACCATCACCTCTCCGTCCGATCAATCGCCCGCAGCCGCCGATAGGCACGCACCACCTTCGCCATATCGGTGCGCATGTCGGGTGGCAGGCGCTGCGCCTCGACAAACACATCATCCATGCACAGGCCAAGGATCGCGGCAGCGCGCTCGATGAGCTGATCGCGCGGCGGGCTCTCCATGTCGCGTTCGATCCGCGACCAATAAGCCGCTGAGATCCCCAGACGATCGGCCATGTCGGTCATGCCGATCCCGAGTGCGGTCCGGCGCTCCCGGATGATCCTGCCAAAGCTCACAGCCTTGCTCCTTCAATCAAGCCGTAGCGTCGCAGTCGCACGGCGATGAATCTGTCCGAGACGCCGAAATCGCCTGCCAGCGCCGCGACGACACCCACCAGGGCTTCCTCGGGCGTGTCGCGGGCGAGAACCCGGAATCCGGGGCGTCCACGATGTGGCGCATGCACCATCCGCAGCCTCTCGGCTCGCGCATGCGCGACCGTGCGCAGATGCAGCGGCGCAGGCGGCACCAGCAGCGCCCCCATGAACTCATTGGCGCGGCGCTCGGACAGCAACGTGGCCCGGTCGAGGCAGCCAGGGTCAGCCGTCACCGACCGATAGCGCCGCGCCGGCTGTTCCACCGCCGAAGGCACGTCGAATACGATGTGGCCGACCTCATGCGCTGCCGTGCTGAGCGCCAATTCCGGCCGGTTGGCCATCATGCCCGCATTAACCGACACCAGCGCCAGCCCGGGTGCTGCGGGATCGGTCTCGCAGATGCCCAACACAGCGCGGCCATCCTCATCATGCACCGCATGGGCGAAGTCCCACTCGGCGGTGATCTGCCGGCTGTTGACCTCGAGCACGCTCGCGGTGGCGGCCAGCGCTCCCGCATCCAGCGCCCAGGCGCTGTCCTTCCGCGCGACGACGCGGCGCAGCTGGGCGGCGACAGCCCAGATGGCCTGGGCGGTGAGCCGATGCGGGACGCCGGTCTGCGGGTGGTGGGCATAGGTCAGGGACACCGGCATTGCGGCAAGCCTCGGTTGATGACGTGAGGGGTTAAGGCACTTGTTCCTTTTATGTTCTCCTGCCGTGCCGAGTCCAGCATCGCGAACAGGTGTCGGTCATTAAATCTTCGCACTGAAATCCCGCGCGGCGCCCGGTCGTGGCGTAGTCCTCGGAAACCCCTGGTTTTCCTGCCGGCCAAGAATGTGCCAGGACAATCCTGGCCGGCATTTATCGGCTTTGTTGGTCAATCGGCCGCAGCGCCTCGTGGTCCGGTCCGCTCATCGACGCAGCCAGCGCGATGCCGGAGCCAGACATGATCACACAACGCACTTCGAACCCCGCCGACCGACACGCCTGGGACCAGCCGCAGTTGCGCCAGGCCCTCTCCACCGCCCAGCACCGGGCTGCCCGTGGGGCGCGCCGTTTGCAACTCTCCGCCCCCGACCGGGAGGACCTGCGCCAGGACATCCTGGTCGCCATGCTGCAACGCAGCCGGCACTTCGACCCGGAGCGCGGTGCCTGGTCGACCTTTGTCGGCTTCGTCGCCCGGCATGTCGTCGCCGACCACGCGCGCATCCAGCGGGACCAGCCGCAGCCGGCTTTTCTCCCGCTCGACGTGGATGCGTTTCCCAACGGCTGCTCGGCGACCCAGCAGGATCACGTCGATCCGTGCTTGGAGCTCGACCTTCAGCGCGTGGCCGAGGAACTGCCGACCGCGCCGCAATCCATCCTGCGGCTGCTGGCCGCCGAGGGGGATGTGCCGAGCGCGCAGCGGGCCAGCACGCAGTCCCGCCCGACCTTCTACCGCTCGGTCGCTGATCTCCGCTGCTGGCTTCATGCGACGGGCCTTCGCCCGCAGCGCACCTGCACGCGCGCCCAGGCGCACAGCGCCGGCTGAGAAAAACTCGCCCACCGATCCGTAGAGAACAAGAGCCGAACCATGCGTTCCAGGGAGAGCCGACCGATGCACCTCGTGCACCTCACCACCCATTTGCTGCCACCCGCCCAGGTGTCGAAGGCCAGCGTGCCGACGAACGTCGTCGTGAGCGAGAACGATCTCTGCGACCGCCTGGCCGATGCGCTGCCCGGCGACACCATCACCTACCACATCGGCATGTTGGCCCGGGATCGGGCGCCGCAGACGCAGGTGCTCAGTCCGGATCGCTGCCGAGATCTCGGCGCTGTCGCCGACCGTGTTCTGCAACTGGCCGAGGCCGGCTGGGTGCATCTGGTGCAGCGCCGGCTTGGCGAGGAGCGCTTCGCCTACCTGCTGATCGTGCGACCCAGGCCGCGCGCCCTTCGCGGCGCGGCCATGCCGATCCCCGCTGCTCTCAAGCAGGCGGCGTGAGGCCGGCTATGGGGAAGCCATCCCGCGACAAGGGCCTGCGCCGCGAGCGCGCCATCGTTGAAGCCCATCTGAAGTGCGGCATCCACGCCGAGCGGGTGCCGCTGTCCGGCGCCGTCCGGTACCGCGGCAACGGCGCCGACGTCGACCTGTACGTCCGCGGCTCGGAGCCGGTGAAGGCAGAGGTCAAGGCTCGCGCCGAGGGCGACGGCTTCAAGACGCTGGAGCGCTGGCTCGGTGGCAACGACGCCCTGTTCCTCTGGCGCGACCGCGCAGCGCCCTTCGTGGTGCTGCCCCTGCACGTCTGGCTGGAGATCGTCGGCCGCAGCGCACGATGCGCGGACCCGGATTCCGATCGCAGTCGTGCTCGTCGCGCGCGCCAGGCCGAGGAAGGCGCGTTGCCGCCCGCCGATGCCGTCGCGGAGCCCGCGCAATGACGTCGCGAACCGCCCGCCATCTGCACGCCATCGGGGAAGCGCTCCGAAACCTTGCCAGCGGCGCGCTGCTGGCCTGCGGCTTCATCGCGCTCCTCTGGCTCGCCGAACTGGCGACTGTCCGATGAGCACCACCCCCTCGACCAGAAGGACCACCATGACCAACCGAACCACTCTGGCGCAGCTGCGCGAGATGGACGCCGCGCAGGCCGCACGCCTGCCCGTCGATCATCTGGCGCTGCTGCTGGAAGAGGTCGGGGCGCTGAAGGCCGACGCCAAGCACCTCGCCGACCTGCTGCATGACGCGCTGCATGCGCGCTACGGCGCCCCCGCCGCCGTCGCCCGTCGCGCCGAGGGCAAGGACACCGGCCGTGTCCGCATCACGGATGACGCCTTCGAGGTCGTCGCAGACCTCCCCAAAAAGGCGGCGTGGGACCAGCCGAAGCTGGTCGCGGCGGTCGCCACCATCCTGTCGTGGGGCGAGGACCCCGCGGACTACGTCACCACCGAGATCCGCGTGCCGGAAAGCCGCTTCACGGCCTGGCCCCCGCGCATCAGTGCGGTCTTCGAGCCGGCACGCACCGTCGCCACCGGCCGCCCTTCCTACACCCTCGAACAGAAGGACGCCGCGTGATGGCGCACGAACTCCGAATCCAGGTGGTCATCCCGCTGCAGGGTGATGCCGTCGCCCGCGCGAAGGACGTCGCCGCCTTCGAGCCGACGCTCGACAGCTTCACCGAAGTGGTCGCGCGCGCAGGTGGCGACATCAAGGTCGACGTCATCAAGGCCAAGCCGCGCGCTGCGAAGCAGGAGGCGCACTGATGGCGATCTCCCTAGCATCCCTGCGCAGCAGCACCAGCATCTCACCGCCGCGCATGCTGCTCTACGGCGTGGCCGGTGTCGGCAAGACAGAATTCGCCGCCGCCTCGCCTCGGCCCGTCATCCTGCAGACCGAAGATGGCCTCGGCCGGATCGAGGCGACCACCTTCGGGTTGCTGCGCAGCTTTGATGAAATCCTGGAGGCTTTGGGCGCGCTCTACTCCGAGCCGCATGACTTCGAAACCCTGGTGGTGGACAGCCTCGACTGGCTGGAGCCGCTGATTTGGCAGCACACGGCGCGCACCCACAACCAGCCGGACATCGAGTCCTTCGGCTATGGAAAGGGGTATCTCGCCGCGCTGGATACCTGGCGCAGCTTCCTCGACGGCGTGAACGCGCTGCGCGACGAGCGCGGCATGGGCGTGATCCTGATCGCCCATGCCGAGATCAAGCGCTTCGATAGCCCCGAGACGGAACCCTACGACCGGTACCAGCCCAAGCTGCATCGCAGCGCCTCGGCTCTGGTGCAGGAGCATGTCGATGCCGTGCTCTTCGCGAACTATCGCGTCAGCACGCTGAAGTCGGACGTCGGCTTCAACAAGAAGGTGGTCCGCGGCGTCAGCGGCGGTGATCGCCTGCTGCACACCGCCGAGCGGCCGGCCTTCCTCGCGAAGAACCGCTTCGGGCTGGCCGAGACGCTGCCGCTGTCCTGGGCCGAGCTCGCCGCCGGCATCCCCTTCTACGCGACGCCGCCCGGCGCCGCCCCCGCCTCCACCACCGAAGCCAGGAGCTGACCCATGGCATCCCTCAATGGAACCTTTGACGCGACCGAAGTCGCCCCCGCCGTCCCGCTCGAGGTGCTGCCGCCCGGCAAATATCTCGCGCATCTGATCGAGAGCGAGATGCTGCCGACCAAGGCCGGCGACGGACAGTTGCTCAAGCTGGTGTTCGAGGTGCTGGAAGGCCCCTCCGCGCGCCGGAAGATCTTCGACCAGCTGAACCTGGTGAACCGCAACGAACAGACGGTGGAGATCGCGCAGCGCACGCTGTCGGCCATCTGCCACGCGGTGGGCCAGGTGCATGTCAGCGACAGCGAGCAGCTGCACTTCAAGCCGCTGATCGTAACGCTGAAGGTCGAGCCGGCCGGCAACGACAAGTACGGCGTCTACCGCGAGGCGCGGAACAAGGTGGCCGGTTACTCCGCGGCCAACGCCGGCGCGGCCGCCGGCACCGCCCCGCGTCCTGCCACCCCGGGGCCCCGCCCGGCCGCCGCGGCACCTCCGCCGACCGCCCGCACCGGCGCGGCAGCGACCCCGCCCTGGCGCCGCAATGCCTGATCACCAGCCGGCAGGCGGCCTGCCTGCCGGCCTTCCTCCCTCGAACCAGGATCAGGTCATGGCTGCCCTTCCTCCGCCCGCATGTCCCACCGTCACCGCCATCTACGCGTCGTATGAGGCGGCGGCGGACAGCGGCTATCGCGCGCATCTCGGCGCCTCGCTGATCGGCGCCGAATGCGAGCGGGCCATCTGGTATTCCTTCCGGTGGGCCACCCGGGCGCGGCACACCGGCCGGCTGCTGCGGCTGTTCGAGACCGGGAACCTGGCCGAGGCCCGCTTCGTCGCCGACCTGCGCCGCATCGGCGTCACCGTCCTGGACCTGGATCCGGCGACGGGCCGCCAGTGGAACCTGCGCGACGCCTCCGGCCACTTCGGCGGCAGCATGGACGCGGTTGCGATCGGGCTGCCCGAGGCGCCGGCGACTTGGCACGTCTGCGAGTTCAAGACCCATAGCGCCAAGTCCTTCGCCAAGCTGAAGGCCGAGGGCGTCGCCGCGGCCAAGCCGCTGCACTGGGCGCAGATGCAGGCCTACATGCATCTCGCCGGCCTCGACCGGGCCTTCTACCTGGCGGTCTGCAAGGACACGGACGATCTCTACCAGGAGCGCATCCGGCACGACGCCGAGGCCGGGCTGCGCATCCTGGCCAAGGCCGAGCGCATCATCGGCGCCGCGCGGCCGCCGGCCCGCATCAGCCAGGATCCCGCGTGGTGGCAGTGCCGCTTCTGCGACCACCACGCAGTCTGTCATGTCGGCGCGGCGCCGGAGCGGCACTGCCGGTCCTGCCTGCATGCCTCGCCGGTTCAGAATGGCGGCTGGCATTGCGCCCGACACGGCGCACCGCTCGACCGGCGCGACCAGGAGGCTGGCTGCGCAGCGCATCTCTATCTCCCGGACTTCGTGGCCGCCGAGCAGATCGATGCGGGCGAGGACTGGGTCAGCTATCGGCTGCCGGATGGCACCGCATGGCGTGACGGCGTGCCAGCCGCGGCGCCGCCCGACATCGTCCCGCACCTGCCGTGCCGGATCTGTCGCGCCAAGATCTATCGGGTGGGGCCCGGCAAGGGGCCGCACATTGCCGAGCTGATCTGCACCGGCTGCGAGACGGGCGGAAGGTGGCTCAGCAAGGTGGATGCCGTGGCAATGGGAGTGGCGGCATGACCCTGTCGCTCCGCCCGTATCAGCGCGCCGCCATCGAGGCGCTCTACGACTACTTCTCGGCCAGCAGCGGCAACCCGCTGGTCGTGATGCCGACCGGCACGGGCAAGAGCCTTTGCATCGCGGGTTTCACGCGCGAGGCAATCGCCGCCTATGGCGACACCCGCGTGCTGATCCTCACGCACGTGAAGGAGCTCATCCAGCAGAACTTCATGGCCATGCTGCGCGCCTGGCCGGAGGCGCCGGCCGGCATCTATTCAGCCGGCCTGTCCCGCCGCGACATCCACGCACAGATCCTGTTCGCTGGTATCCAGTCCATCCATCGCCACGCGCGGCAGGTGCAGCGCTGCGATCTGGTGCTGATCGACGAGGCACATCTCCTCGGGCGCGGCGACAGCGGCATGTACCGCTCCTTCCTGGCGCAGTTGAACGAGATTAACGCCGGCCTGCTGAAGGTCGTCGGCTTCACGGCCACGCCCTACCGGCTCGACAGCGGCATGCTCCACGAAGGCAAGGATCGGCTCTTCACGGACATCGCCTTCCAGGTGCCGGTACTGGAGATGATCCAGCAGGGCTATCTCTGCCCCGTCGTCCCCAAACAGACCTCGACGCAGCTCGACGTCGGTGGCGTCGGTACGCGCGGCGGGGAGTTCATCGCCAAGGACCTCGAGGCGGCAGTGGACCGCGACGAGGTCACGCGCGCCGCGGTGGGCGAGATCGTCCAGCATGGCGAGGGCCGCGGCTCGTGGCTGGTGTTCTGTTCCGGCGTGGCCCATGCGCGCCATGTCCGCGATGCGATCCGTGAGCACGGCATCTCCGCCGAGACCGTGACCGGCGACACGCCAGGGCCGGAGCGGGATGGCATCCTGGCGGCGTTCAAGGCGGGTCGGCTGCGCTGCGTCACCAACGCCAATGTCCTGACCACCGGCTTCGACGCACCTGGCACCGACCTGATCGCGCTGCTGCGCCCCACGAAGAGCGTCGGCCTCTATGTCCAGATGGTGGGCCGCGGCACGCGCCTCGCCGAGGGCAAGGACGACTGCCTGGTGTTGGACTTCGCCGGCAACACCGCCCGGCACGGCCCGATCGACACGGTGGATGGCCGGAAGAAGGAACCTGCCGGCGATGGCGAGGCGCCGATCAAGGTGTGCCCCGAGTGCCAGACCATCAACCACGCCAGCGCGCGGCACTGCATCGAGTGTGATCACGAGTTCCCGCCGCCCGTGGTGAAGGTCGCACCGCAGGCGGCGTCGAACGCGCTGCTGTCGACGCAGATCCAGGCGGCCTGGTGCGACGTGACCGGCATCACCTACGCGCGCCACGACAAGCCCGGGAAGCCCGCCTCGCTGCGCGTCACCTATGAATGCGGCCTCGCGCGGCACAGCGAATGGGTCTGCTTCGAGCACGCCGGCTTTCCGCGCGACAAGGCGGTGGGCTGGTGGCGGCGGCGTGCCGGCAATCTGCCGCCCCCGGTGACGGTCGACGAGGCGCTGGCACAGCTCGACCAGCTGCGCCGTCCCATCGCGATCCAGGTGCGGCCGGCTGGCCAATACACCGAGATCGCCGCCGCGAGGTTCGTGTGAGATGCGCCGCTTGTCGCCTCCGCACCGCCCGCGGCTTCGGCTGGTTCGATCCGCGAGTCCGGACGTCCGAGTCGCTGCCGGCCTGTTCCATGCGCTGCATGAGCGCGCTCTGCCGGAGGTGGGGCGTGGTTGATCCCGACGAGCACGAGATCGCCGCCATCGCGGCGGCCAGCCCCATGGCGGGTGAGTACCTGGAGAGCATCGGCAAGACCGACCTCGCGGTGCTGAGCGAGGCAGAGTGGCTAACGCTGCTGGAGGTGGTCATCACCGCCTACCAGGACGAGCTCGCGCGCCTGCTGGATTCGGGACGGCATGCGGCGCCGCTGCTTGCTGCGGGTGGCCGCCCATGAGCGGCGTCACCTCGGCCCGAGAGGTCGCGCGCCGGCTCGGTCTTTCGCATACTGCCATCCAGAACGCCGAACGCGCTGGACGCATCGCGCGGGAAGAGGACGGCACCTGGGACGTGGAGAACGTCCAGCGAGGTCTGTCGGGAAAGCCTGCGCGCGAGCGTCGCGCCAAAGCTGATGTCGCGCCAGATCAGACCGGCTCCGCAGATGATGCCCCCCGCTCGGTCGGTGGAAGCGGCATCGCCTCGACCCGCGAGCTTGCCCGACGCCTTGGCTGTTCCCACACCTCCCTGCAGAAGGCAGAGCGATCCGGCCGCATTGCGCGAGAACCGAATGGCCGCTGGGATCTGGAGAAGGTCCGCGCGGGCCTCAAGACGCGGGCTGACCCCACGCAGCGTGCACCATACGGTTCGCGGGGACCATGGGCCAAGCCTGCGCAGTACTTCGCCAAGCTCGACACGGACATCATCGGACCGGTCCGCAACATCCATACGGAGCTTGAGTCCGCACGCCGCGCGCTCCAGCGCGCTGCCGAGCAGATTGCGGCGCTCTATCCCGAGATCCTGCGCCTGGAGCGTGCCTGCGACGCAGCCATTGCCGCACAGGAGCGTGGCAGCGAATGACGGATGCTCCCTCGTTCATGGCAGACTACGGCGAACGCCTGGTCGACAACGGGTACTCGGTCATCCCCATCATGCCAGGCACGAAGGTGCCGGGGCGATTCACCGGCGGGGACTGGTCGCCCTATCCCGATTGGGCGCGGCATTGCGACCGGCCGACGAAGCCCTTCGAGGTCGATATCTGGCGCCGCTGGCCCGGCTGCGGCGTGGGCATCGCCACCGGGGCCGTGTTGGGCATCGACATCGATATCCTGGACGGCGCGCTGGCCATCCAAATCGCTGAGCTCGCCACCTCCATGCTGGGCGACACGCCCTGCCTGCGCATTGGCCGCGCCCCAAAGCGGCTGCTCGTCTATCGCGCCGACACGCCCTTCGCCGGCCGCAAGCGCCACCCACTCGAGCTGCTGGCCCGCGGCCAGCAGTTCGTCGCCTATGCCGTCCACCCCGACACCGGTCGCTCCTATGAATGGCCGGAGGACAGCCTGGTGGAGACGCCCCTGTCCAGGCTGCCGGTGGTGGACGAGGCCAGTTGCGCGGCGTTCCTGGACGCGGCCTGGCAGCTCGTGCCGGATGAGGTCCGGGTCAACTCGATCCTGGCGGACGCGCCGACCAGCACCTGGCGCGGCCCCAGCGACCCGAAGGGCACGCGCGACGCCATCGCCGCGGCGCTGGCCTGGCTGCCGAATGATGACCTGCCGGGCAACGAGTGGATCACTGTCGGCGCCGCCATCAAGGCCGCGGTCGGCGAGGAGGGCCGCGACCTCTGGCTCGACTGGTCGCGGCGGTCCGGGAAATCGGGCCAATCGGGTAGATCAGATACACCCGAACGACGCTGGGCCTCGCTCCGGCCGCACAGCGTCGGCGCGGGGAAGATCTACTGGCTCGCCGAGCAGCGCGGCTGGGTGCCGGATCCCGCCCTGACGCTGAACGGCACGGCGGCCGAACAGGCGAGCCAGCCGCATCCGGCCGCGGGGCTGTTGGCGAAGGTCGCCGTTCCACCGCTGCCGATCGCGCCACCGCCGAAGCCCTATCGCGTGCCGCCCGAGCTGCTGCAGGTGGATGGCACGCTGAAGCTGTTCCTGGATTACGCCACGGGCAGCGCCGTCAGTCCGCAGCCGTTCCTCTCGTTGGGTGCCGCCATCTGCCTGGTCGGCGCCATCGCCGGCCGCCGCTATCGCACGCCGACCGACCTGCGCAGCAACGTCTACGCCATCGGCATCGCCGACAGCGGCGGCGGCAAGGACCACGCCCGGCGCTGCGCGAAGCGGGCAATCTATGCAGCGGGGCTGGAGCGCTACCTGGGTGGCGAGGATCTCGCCTCCTCCGCCGGCCTGCTCACGTCGCTGCAGCGGCATCCAGCCCGCCTGTTCCAGGTCGATGAATTCGGCCAGTTCCTGAAGCTGGTCCTGAACCAGCGCGCGCCGGCGCATAAGGCGGCCATCTGGTCGGAGCTGACGAAGCTCTACACATCGGCGGCCGAGCCCTACATCGGCGCAGAATACGCCGACCAGAAGGCGCGGCCGCGCGTCACCATCGAGCAGCCCTGCGCCTGCATCTGGGGCGTCACGGTGCCGGGGCCGTTCTGGTCGGCGCTGGAGGGCGGCGCGCTGGCGGACGGCTCCATCGCGCGCTTCCTGGTGTTCCTCACGGACGATGACTACCCGGAGCGCAACGAGGCGCCCGCCGCCATGGATCCGCCGCCCGCGCTGGTGTCCGCACTGCAGGGCATCGCCCGCGGCGTACCTGGCCACAGCCATGGCGGGAACATCGCCGACGCCATGGAATCCTCGGCGCCGATCCACGCCTACACCGTGCCGCTCAGCCCGGACGCCGAGGCGGCCATGGCTCGCGTGCGGCGCGAGGCCACGGAACTGCTGCGCTCCCATCGTGGCACGTACGCCACCGCCCTGTTCGGCCGATACGCCGAGAACGCGGCGAAGCTGGCGATGATCGCCGCCGTCAGCCGTGATCCCGCCCGGCCAATCACCCAGGCCCGCGACGTCACCTGGGCCTCGGCGCTGGTCGAGCACTGCATCGGCACGCTGCTGCGCGAAGCCGAGCGTCTCGTCGCCGACACGCCGGCGCATTCCCGCATCAAGAAAGTCCTCGAGGTGATCCGCAAGGCCGGCCGGATCAGCCGCAGCGCCTTCGTCCGGAAGACGCAGTTCCTCTCGAAGGCCGAGCGGGAGGACGCCATCGCCACGCTGCTCGACAGCAAGCAGATCGCGATCGAGGTCACGCAGAACGCGTCGGGCCCGGGCACCAGCTGGATCATCGCCACCGAACCGCAGGAGGGCTTGAAGAGTGATGATGCATGACGCGCGCAAACCCGCAGAAAACGGGACTCTTCAACAATTCAACTTTTCACGCGGGCATACGCAGCCGCCCCGGCGGGGGTGCGGGGGGGAGAGACCCTTTGAAGAGTTTGAAGAATTGAATAGTTATATTGATCAGATAGTTAGACCTCTCCCACCCCCTCGACTCTTCACCACTCTTCAAGAGCCCGGTCGGGGGAGGCGGGCATGAGCATGCCTGGCGCGCCGTTGCCGCCCCGCTCGTCCCTCGACCGCGGAAGCCGCAGCGCAACCACCGTGCCCGAGATGGAGATGCTGCGCCGCCGCGTCTGGCAGCAGCAGGGCGTCGTCTCGCTGCACTTCGAGGACATCACCGATCCCTGGCTGCGCCAGGCAATCCAGAACGAAGCCGTGCGCCGGTGGGGCCCGCGGCAGCAGGAGAAAACTCATGGCCGGTAAGCGGAAGGCGAAGACCACGAAGCAGAAGGAATCGATGGGCCCCTCGAAGTGGCGGCTTCAGCATGGCGGCTTCTCCGAGCCGGTCCGCGACGCGGATCCGGACACGGGCTCACCCGTCGCCCATCGTCGTGCCGTCGACACGCTTGGACTGATGCTGGCCAATGGCACCATCACCCCGGAGATGCACGAGGCCGGGGCGATGTTCCGTGTGACCTTCCGTCTCGCGGCGCTGGACGGCATGCGCACGACGCAGCTGCTCCGCATCCAGGGCGGTGGCGGCGACCTGCTGAGCGAACGCCAGGCTGCTGCGCGGCGGCGTTTGGCCGCGGCCCTGGACCTTTTCGGTGGCGCGGACAGTGCCGGGGGAAGCTGCCTGTGGCACGTGCTCGGCCTCGAATGCTCCCTCCGGGAATGGGCCTTGCGGCAGGGGTGGTCGGGACGTCCGGTCCACCACGTCCAGGCGCAGGGCATCCTGCTCACGTCGCTCGGCGTCCTGGCGGCCCATTATGGCCTGCAACCGCGGGAGCGGGCCGCGTGAGCCTCAACCCAGGGCGGCCTTCAGGTCCGCCATTGTGGCCATCAGCGTCATCGGGTCGATCGGTGACGGCGTGAAGCCACACGCCTGGTAAAAGCGCTGGGCGTCGGCGTTCAGGGCCTGCACCAACACGCCGCGCACAGCCAGGACTTCGCTGGCCTGCAGTACGCGCAAGACCGCATCTCGCAGTAAGGCCCGGCCGATGCCCTGGCCATGCAGGCTGCGGTCCACAGCCAGTCGGCCCAGCATCGCCATGGGGATCGGGTCGGGCATGTTGCGCTTCACGCGCCCTGGAGCAGCAGTCACGGCCACAGCGCCTGCCGCCAGGCAGTAGAACCCCACCACGAAGCCGGCGCGGCATACCACGAAGGTCCGAGACGCGCCGGCCGCCTGGTTCGCGCGCGAACGCCGCCGTAGCCAGTCGTCGAGCGTGGCCTCGCCGCTATCGAACAACGCCAGGTCGTGCGTGTCGTCGAGCGGCGCCGGGGCGCTGAGCCGTTCGGCACTCACTCCCACGGAGGCGCGGTTTCCAGCAGCTTGCGAAGCCGACCGTTCGGGTTGGGCGGCGCGTCGAGCAGCGCCCGGAACTTGGCGTATGCAGCCGGCTGGGTGCGGAACAGCGTGCGGTCGAGAATGGCGTCGGTCGCAGCGCGGCGCGCAGCCTCCAACATGAACTCGGAGCGCGACTTCCCCGAGAGCACGGCGGCCTGGTCGATCAGAGCACGCTCCTCGGGCCGGACGCGGATATTGATCGCGCCGACGGTGATGGCGGGCTGGGCCTTTGCGGGGCGTCGGGTTGGGGTGGTGATGCGCTTGGCGGGTGTGGGCATGGTGGCCTCCGAGGCTGCTTCTACGACTCTGTATGGACATTGTCCACCATGCAGTCGTAGCGCCGCTGAAACCGGATTGCGGCACCGGAACCAGAAGGGATAGTGTCTCGATAGTCGTTGAATTGCGACCGCAGCCGAATGGCTCCCGAGCCACCGGCCCGCCGATCAGCCACAGTGGCTCTCGAGCCGATGGTTCCTTCCTGGCCCCGCTGTATGCGGGGGGCGGAAGCGCGCAACATCGCTAGTGCCAGGCCGGAAATATGGGTTGCGGTTTGCGGCCCTTTCCCCGCGCGATCTGACAGATAGCACGCAAACCATGCCGCGCCGGGTTGGCAGTCGTGGCCGCATGGTTTGCACCCACTCCCAAATCTGGATGGCCCGATGACGCTCCCCTGGATGGCGGCGAAGATCCTGCTGCGTCCGGTGGCGGAGCTGCGTCCCCATGCTGGCAACGCCCGCGTGCACAGCGCCGAGCAGCTGGAGCAGATCAAGGCCAGCATGCTGGCCTTCGGCTTCACCAATCCGCTGCTGGTGGATGAGGCCGGTGTGCTGATCGCGGGCCACGGCCGGCTCGAGGCTGCGACGGCGCTCGGCATCCAGAAGGTGCCGGTGATCGTGCTGCGGCATCTGTCCGCGGCGCAGAAGGAGGCGCTGCGCCTCGCCGATAATCGCATCGCGGAGAATGCGACCTGGGACCAGGCGCTGCTGCGTGATGCGCTCGCCGCGGTGCAGTCGGTGCCGGACATCGACCTCGCCGCGCTGGGCTTCTCGGCGGATGAGCTCGCGGACATCCTCGCGGCGGCTGGAGATGCCGTGTCCGACGGCGACGCGCCCGAGGCTCTGTCCGCGGATCCCGCCGAGGGGAATGGCGCGAATGGCGCGGCAGGACCCGAGGATGCGCCGGCGGAGGATCCCGCCGATGCCGATCCGGAGCCGCCGCGCCAGGCCGTCACCCGCCCCGGCGATCTCTGGCTGCTGGGCGAGCATCGCCTGCTCTGCGGTGACAGCACTGACGCCACCACCGTGGCGCGGGTGATGGGTGAGGACCGCGCGGCCCTGCTGTTCACCTCCCCGCCCTATGGAAACCAGCGCGACTACACCACCGGCGGTGGCACCGATTGGGATGCCCTGATGCAGGGTGTGTTCCAGCATCTCGACGCCGCCATGCGGCCCGATGGTCAGGTGCTCGTGAACCTCGGCCTGATCCACCGCGACAATGAATGGCAGCCCTATTGGGCCGGATGGCTCGACTGGATGCGCGCCCGCGGCTGGCGACGCTTTGGCCTCTACACCTGGGACCAGGGGCCCGGCCTGCCGGGTGACTGGAACGGCCGGCTCGCCCCGGCCTTCGAGTTCGTCTTCCACTTCAATCGCCAGGCCCGTCAGGCCAACAAGATCGTTCCCTGCAAATGGGCCGGCACGCCGAACAAGGGCAGCGGGCTGCGCGCCGCCGACGGCACCATCTCGGAATATCAGCATGCCGGCCTGCCGGTGCAGGACTTCCGGATTCCCGACAACGTGCTGCGCCTCACTCGCCATAAGGGCCGCGGCATCGAGACAGAGCACCCCGCGGTGTTCCCGGTGGTGCTGCCCGAGTTCCTGATGCGGGCTTACACGGACGAGGGCGAGCTGGTGTTCGAGCCCTTCGGCGGCTCGGGCACCACCATCCTGGCTGGCCAGCGCACCAGCCGCCGCGTGCGCGCGATTGAGCTGGCGCCCGCCTATGTGGATCTGGCGATCGCCCGCTGGCGGATGCTGTACCCCGATCTGCCGGTAACTCTCGCGGACGATGGCCGTGACTACGACGCCGTTGCCGCGGCGCGGATGGAGGTCACCGCCGATGCAGCCTGATCTCGTCGTCTCCTCGCTGCCGGTGGCGGGGCTGGTCCCCTATGCCGAGAACGCCCGCACGCATTCGACGTCGCAGGTGGCGCAGATCGCCGCCTCCATCGCCGAGTTTGGCTTCGTGAACCCGGTGCTGGTCGACGTCGAGGGCGTGCTCATCGCCGGCCACGGTCGCGTCATGGCTGCGAAGCAGCTCGGGCTCGCATCCGTGCCGGTGCTCCGGCTCGGCCATCTCTCCCCCGCGCAGGCGCGTGCGCTGCGCTTGGCCGACAACCAGATTGCCCTGAACTCCGGCTGGGACGAGGCGCTGCTGGCCGCTGAGATCGCGCGCATCCGCGATGAGGCGGTGGTCGACCTGGACGTACTCGGCTTCTCCGGCATGGAGCTCGACCGGCTGCTGGCTGCGGCCGACGCTGGCCTTGGCGATGATGCCGACGACGCCCCGCCGCCGCCCGTGGTGCCCGTCACGCGCACCGGCGATCTCTGGCGCTGCGGCGACCACCGCCTCCTTTGCGGCGACGCGACGAAGCTGGTCGACGTGCAGCGCGCGCTCGGCGCCGGCCACCTGGCCGACATGGGCTTCGTCGATCCGCCCTACAATGTGGCCTACGAGGGCGGCACCGCGGCGAAGATGACCATCGCCAATGACGCGCTCGGTGGTGGCTTTCCCGAGTTCCTTCGTCCCGCGCTGGCCAATTTGCTCTCGGTCACGAAGGGCGCATGCTACGTCTGCATGTCCTCCTCCGAATGGCCGACGCTGCATCGCGTCTGGCAGGAGGCCGGCGGCAAATGGTCCAGCACCATCATCTGGGCGAAGAACACCTTCGCCCTCGGCCGCGCCGACTATCATCAGCAGTTCGAAGCCATGCTCTACGGCTGGCGCCAGGGGAGCCAGCACTATTGGTGCGGCGCGCGTGACCAGGGAAACGTCTGGCATTTCGACAAGCCAGCGCGCAACGATCTGCATCCCACGATGAAGCCGGTCGCGTTGGTCGAGCGCGCCATCCGCAACAGCAGCAAGCCGCGCGACACCGTGCTGGACTGCTTCGGCGGATCGGGCACCACCATGATCGCGGCAGAGCGCACGGGGCGACGCGCCGTGCTGCTGGAGATCGATCCCGCCTATGCCGATGTGATTGTGCAGCGCTGGCAGGAAGCGACCGGCGAAGCCGCCGTGCTGGAGGGCGATGATCGCATCTTCGCTGATGTCGCGTCGGCACGCGGCATCGTCGATCATGATGTGATCCAGACCGCCGAAACATAGCAATTCCGCGCCGCTGCATCTTGCTTGGCTCGTGCGCGGCACAGCGCGAATGGTCCGTCACGCGCAGGGGATGCCCTGCACCACAGACGGAGACGAACATGACCGACCGCAAAGCCCGCGCCGCCCGCAACCAGGACCACAGCCTGGCCGCCTTCCTCGCAAAGAAGGCCGAGTTCGACGCCCTGCTCGCGGAACTCACCCAGGCCAGCGCGGACCATTTCGGCGCGGACCCCGAGACGGTGCTTTGGGGCGAGGCCGCCTGGCTTTCGGATGCCACTGCGAAGCTGAAGGACATCGCGGACCAGCATTTCCACCGCGGCGAATACGAAGCCTGACGCGGGGCACTTCCGCACCGCCCCGACCGGCAGCGCCGGCGGGGCTCCCAGCAGTAGGGGCCGATGGTCGGCACCCGCAACCGGAGACCACCACGATGACGAAGCTTTCCGACACTCAACGCGTGATCCTGAGCGCCGCCGCACAGCACGAGATGGGCCTCGCCCGCGCGCCGAAGACCCTGCCGGCTGCGGCCCGCAACGCGGTATTCCGCAGCCTGATCAAGAACAACCTGCTGACCGAGATCAACGCCCCGCGGGAGCATGTCGGGCTGGGCTGGCGGCAGGACGAGGATGGGACCTGGATCGTGGCGCGCATCACCGACGAGGGGCTTCGCGCCATCGGCATCGACCCGAACGAGGGCGACGCGGTGGCCGGCGAGCCCGACTGCTCGGGCATCGAGGGCAGCGTGCCCCACACGGCGCCCACGGTGGCGCCGGCCGCGGAGCCCGCGACACAGGACGCCAAGGTCGCCGAAGCCGCCCAGGCCGCGCCCCTGACGGAGGAAATCGCCATGCTCGACCAGGCTCTCGCGGCACGCGCCGCCACCCCCCGCGCCAACCTGCGCGACGCCGCCGCGGCGATCCTCGCCGCCTGGGATGACGAAGCCAACCGCGAGGGCGACATGATCGGCGCCCTGGACGCGCCGATGGAAGCCCTGCGCACTCTGCTCGCCGGCAAGCCCGCCCGCGTCGCGCGCGAAGCCGGCGCGCCGCGCAAGCCGCGCGAGGGCACGAAGCAGGAGCAGGTGCTCGCCATGCTGCGCCGGCCCGAGGGCGCGACGGTCGCGCAGATCGCCGAAGCGACAGGCTGGGCACAGCACACGGTGCGCGGCTTCTTCGCCGGCCTGAAGAAGAAGGGCCACGCGGTCGAAGTTCGGGAGCGCATCCGTCAGGTCGGCCCCAACAAGACCGGCGCGAAGGGCTCCTTCACCATCTACGCCCTGGCGGAGTGAAGCATCTCAGCCACGAGGTCGAACTTCATCGAGAGCGCCGGGGATCATCCAGATTCCCGGCGCTCAATCGAGTTGGCTGCGCTCCGACACAGCGCGAATCGTCCGTCACGCGCAGGGCATCCCGCCCCGCCGAAACGGAGACGACGATGAGAACCACCATCCTCCCGCACGAAACCGCCGAAGGCCCGCAGGATCGCACCGCCTGGCAGCAGCTTCTCGCCACCGCGCCGCGCAGCATCAACAGCGTGGGCCGCGCCACCATCCAGGTCTGCACCGCCAGCGACGGGCGCGGGATCTACGCCACGGTGGAATACGCCACCTGGCAGACCGAGAAGGAGGAGGGCTGATGCCCTCCGAACGCCGCTGGATCATCCTGGCGCAGGACGGCCGGCACGTGACGATGGGCCGCGCCGCCCCGCCGAGCGAGGCCGAGGTTGAAGCTGCCGCCGCGGCACTGGCCGCGCAGGGGCTGGCTGGTTGGCTCGCCACGCTGGACGGCAACTACTGGTCGCGTCGCCGCGTGATCCTGACGCCGGTGCAGATGCTCGGCGACGGCGCCACGCTGGATTGGTCCGCTGCCATCACCGCCTTTGAAGCCGCCCGCCAGCGCGCCCTTCGTCCCCTCTGAGAAGGCCGGCATCGCCATCACGTGCGGCGGGAGGTCGCCGCCATGCCGGAACTGACCGCCTCGACCCGCGAGGCTGCGCGGCGCCTCGGCGTCAGCGACACCGCCATCCACAAAGCCGAACGCGCGGGCCGCATCGCCCGCGAGCCCGACGGCCAGTGGGACATCGACAAGACCCGCCGCCGCCTGACCGAGACCGCCGATCCCGCCCGCTCGCCCCTGGCCAGCGGCGCCGGCGCCGAGGGCACGCCCTTCGCGCGGCTCAAGGTCGCCCAGCTCGCCCTAAAGGTGGAGGCGCAGCGTCTTTCGCTCGATGAGACCAAGCGCCGCCTGGTCGATGTCAACGAGGCCAATGCCGCGCTCGACGAGATCGGCAGCACCATGCGCGACGCGCTGCTGAACTGGCCTGCGCGCGTCTCGGGCCTGATCGCCGCCGAGATCAGCGTCGACCCGCATCTGCTGCAGACCATCCTGCAGAGCCACATCAACGACCTGCTGACGGAGGCGGCCGATCGCTTCGATCCAGCAGGCCTCGGAGGGGACCGGACCTCGCAGCCGTGAGCACGTGCGCCGCCGCGTCGGTGCCATGCTCCGCCCGCCGCCGCAGCTCACCGTCTCGGAATGGGCCGAGCGGCACCGCATGCTCGGCAGCCGCGCCTCCGCGGAGCCGGGCCCGTGGCGGACCAGCCGCACGCCCTACCTGAAGGACGTAATGGACGCGCTGTCGGCGGTGCATCCCGCCCGGCGCGTCGTCTTCATGAAGGGCGCGCAGGTCGGCGCCACGGAAAGCGGAAACAATTGGCTCGGCTACATCATGCACCACGTGCCGGCGCCCGCGCTGGCCGTGCAGCCGACCGTGGAGCTGGCCAAGCGCTTCTCGCGCCAGCGCATCGACCCGCTGCTGGAGGAAACGCCTGCGTTGCGGGAGCGCGTGGCGCCAGCCCGCGCTCGCGACAGCGGCAACACCATGCTGTCGAAGGAATTCCCCGGCGGCATCCTGGTGCTGACGGGGGCGAACAGCGCGGTCGGGCTGCGCTCGATGACGGCGCGGTTCCTGTTCCTCGACGAGGTGGACGCCTATCCCGGCGACGTCGCCGGCGAGGGCGACCCCATCGCGCTCGCCGAGGCGCGGGCGCGGACCTTCGGGTGGCGCCGCAAGGCCTTCCTGGTCAGCACGCCGACCATTGCTGGCCGCAGCCGGATCGAGCGGGAATACCTCGTCTCCGACCAGCGGCGGTTCTTCGTGCCGTGCACGGCGTGTGGAGAGATGCAGTGGCTGCGCTTCGAGCGGCTGCTCTGGGAGAAGGGAGCGCCCGAGACGGCGCGGTATCACTGCAGCGCTTGCGACCATCCGATGCAGGAGCACGACAAGACCGCCATGCTCGGCGGCGGGGAGTGGCGCGCGACGGCGGAAGGCCAGGATCCGCACACGATCGGCTTCCACATCTCGGCGCTGTACTCGCCGGTCGGCTGGCTGTCCTGGGAGCAGATCGCCCGGGATTGGGAGGCGGCCCAGGGCAAGCCCGAGGACATCAAGACGTTTCGGAACACGGTCCTGGGCGAGACCTGGCAGGAGCAGGGCGAGGCACCGGATTGGGAACGCCTGGTCGAGCGCCGCGAGGACTTTCCGATGGGCGTCGTGCCCACCGGCGCATTGGTGCTCACGGCGGGCGTGGACGTACAGGATGATCGCCTGGAATGCGACGTCTGGGGCTGGGCGGAGGGTTTTTCGTCCTGGCTCGTCGATCATGTGGTGATCCTGGGCAGCCCGCGGGACCGGGAGCCGTGGGACGAGTTGGCGAAGCTGCTGGCCCGGGACTGGCCGCGGCAGAGTGGCGGCGCGATGCGCATCGCCCGGCTCTGCGTCGATACCGGCGGCCGGGACACCGCCGCCGTCTATGGCCACCTCCGCCGCCTGCGGGATCCTCGCATCGCCCCGACGAAGGGGATCGATGGCTGGAACCGGGCGCAGCCCGTCCAGGGCCCGACGCCGGTGGACGCGCTGGTGAACGGCCAGAAGCTGCGCCGCGGCCTGAAACTCTGGACCGTGTCGGTCTCGACCTGGAAGGCCGATCTTTATCGCCGGCTCTGGCTAGGCCGTGGCGACGCGGAGGAGCTGCCGCCCGGCTGGGTGCATCTGCCGCGCGCGATCGAGGTGGAATGGATCAAGCAGCTGGTCGCCGAGCAGCTGCGCACCACGAAGGACCGGCGCGGCTTCGCGCGGCAGGAATGGGCCAAGCTGCGGGAACGGAACGAGGCGCTGGACTGCGCCGTGCTGGCGCGCGCCGCGCTCTGGCTGCTCGGCGCGGATCGCTACGGCGAGCAGTTCTGGGCACGGCTGCGGGATGAGGCGGCCGATGCGCCGCTGCAGCCGAGCGAAATTCCCGCCGCCGGGAATGTCGCTCGCCCATCGCCGCCTGTGGCCGCGCCGGCGGCGCCAACCGATACCCAGCGCCCCCGCGGTTGGCTGGCACCGCGCAGCAACTGGCTTCGCTGAAGGGAGGACGACCATGGACCCGACCGTCCTCGCCTGGGCGCTGGCTCAGTCTGCCGGCACCCGCGCCGCCGTGCTGGCCGCTGCCTTCACCAGTGGCACGACCCGCGTGACCTTCGACGGGCGCACGGTGGAATACCGCTCGCTGGATGAGCTCGGCCGCGCCCTGTCCGTCCTGCACGCCGCTGAAAACAGCGCCGCGCGTCGCCCCAACGTCACCTTCGCCAGCTTCTCTCGCGAGGGCAGCAGGTGATGGGCCGCCTTCGAGATGCCTGGCACGCCCTTCGTGGCTATGCCGCTGCGCAGGACAGCCGCGCCTCGAGCTGGGCGGCCTCGGGCGGCAGCGCCACGGCCGAGGTCGGAGCCGCCGCACCCACCGTGGCGCGACGGGCCCGCGACGCCGTCCGCAACGACCCATATGCCGCCCGCATCGTCGATCTCTGGACCGGGAACGCGGTGGGGGCCGGCATTACCACTCGATGGCCCGACAAGCCTCATGCCGAGGCTTGGCGCCGCTGGTCCGACAGCACCGCCTGCGACGCCGAGGGCCGCCTCGACCTCTATGGCTTGCAGGCACTGGTCATGCGGGCGGTGGTGGAGAGCGGCGAATGCTTCGTCCGCCTGCTGCCGGCCGACATCACGCCCGCCAACCCGATCGGCCTGCGCCTACAGGTGCTGGAAAGCGACCACCTCGACGCGGCCCGCCAGGGCGTCATCGAGGGCATCCCCACGCTGCAGGGGATCGGCCTGGGCGAGGCGGGGGAGCCGGTCGGCTATTGGCTGCACCGCGTGCATCCCGGCGCCTCCTGGGTTCTGCCGGGTGGTGCGACCTGGATGAGCAGCCAGCGCGTCCCCGCTCGCGACGTGCTGCACATCTACCGCAAGCGCCGGCCCGGCCAGCTGCGCGACGTCTCATGGCTCGCACCCGTGCTGACCCGGCTGCGCGACCTCGGCGACTACGAGGCGGCCCTGCTTATGAAGGCCAAGATCGAGGCCTGCCTGGCCGCGGTGGTCTCCGAGGATGGTGACGAGACCATGACTGGCCCGGCGTCGGGCCTGCTGCGCGACGCGCAGGGCCGCACGGTCGAAAGCTTCGAGCCGGGCATGATCCTCTATCGCCGCGGCATGGGATCGGTGGAGGTGGTGAACCCTTCGGGCGGCGGCAGCCACGCCGCCTTTGCGCGACGGGCGCTGGAAGCCTCTGCGGTGGGTACGGGCCTCACCTACGACCAGGTCGCGGGCGACCTGAGCCAGGCGAACTACTCCTCGCTTCGGGCCGGCAAGATCGAGTTCCGCCGCCTTTGCGAGCAGGTCCAGTACGGGATGCTGATCCCGATGCTGGTGCGGCCCATCGCGGACCGCTTCCACGCGCAGGGCGCGCTGCTCGGGTTGTGGGGTTCGGAGGTGCCAGACGGCCTGTCCCACGTCCCGCCCGCGCACGAGATGATCGACCCGCTGAAGGACACCACGGCGCTGATCGCCCAGGTCCGTGCCGGCTTCGTGCCGCAGCCCGAGGCGGTCGGCGCCTTTGGCTACGACTTCCGCCAGGTGGTGGAGATGATCCGCGAGGCCAACGCCCTGCTCGACGAGGCGGGCCTATCCCTCGACAGCGATCCGCGCCGCGTTGCGAAGTCGGGCGCTGCGCAGGACGCCGCCCAGCTTGCTGCGATCGAGATCGCCGCCACCGGTGCTGCCTCGCCGCGCGCCGAACCGTCACCCGGAGCACAGCCATGATCGCAGGCGCCTACGACTGGACTGATGACATGCTCAAGATCAAGAGCATGCAGAAGAAGTTCCGCGACAGCTTCAACGGCACCGAGATCAACCCGGCGCGGTGGGAGGTGGCGGCCACCGGCGGCGGCATCACCCACATCGTGGCGGATGGCGCGGTGACCATCTCCACCGGTACGACCCTCGACGATGAGTTGACGCTCACCAGTCGGACCACCTTCACCATCCCGCTCCGGGTCATGGTGGCGGTGAACATGAGCCAGCGTATCGTCGGCCAGTCGGTGTGGCTCGAACTGGTCAGCATCGACCCCACCACCGCCCAGCCGGACGGGCGCAGCGCCGCGGCCTGGCGGCTGGATGGGGCCAGCGCCACGCTCGCGAACTACGAGGTCCAGAGCGAGGGCGCGCCGCGCCTCGGCAGCGCCTCCGGCAGCACGATCCCGACCACGGCCCCCGCGGGCTGGTCGGTGCTGGAGCTCGAGCCGACCAACGACGAATGCTACTTCCACGGGCGGCTGCTCGACACCACGGCGGCGCGCTCGAACTCCTATGTCCGCCATCAGCAGATCCCTGAGCCGAATGCGCTGTATCGCTTTCGGATCCGGGTGCGGAACCGGCAGTTCATCAGCGGCATCTCGGCGGTGGCCAACAATGGCGGTGGCGCGGTGCGCATCACGCGGGCGGCGCATGGCTTTGCGACGAACGATGTGGTGACGGTGGCGGACGTCTCTGGCGTGCCGGGGGCGAATGGCAGCTTCACCATCACGGTGATCGATGCGAACAGCTTCGACCTGGTCGGCTCGACCTTCACCGGCGCCTATCTCAACACCGGCTGGGCCTCGGTCTCGCGCAACATGGCGCCGGTCTCGAACACCGACATCAAGGTCCAGTTCGTCACCATCGCGGACTATGCCGAGCTCACCACCGAGATCACCGCGGGTCGCGGCCAGTCCGTCGCGGGCCAAGGGCTGGGCGTGAACGTGCTCAGCACCATCCCGCCAACCGTCACCCCGGTGGGCGGCCAGGCGCGCAACACCAGTGGCGCCGTGCCGGTCCTGGCCGCCACCGGCTATTCGGCTAACCCGACCGCCGTCACCACGGCGCGCGGTGTGGATCTGCTGGCGACGCTGATCGGCGCGCTGGTCACCAAGCCCTACGCGATCCCGGAGGCGGACTGGCAGTACGCCGCCGCCGCGGGTGGGATCATCAATACCACTGACGCGGTGCTCCGGGCGGCAGCGGCGGCCGGCATCCGGAATTACGTGACCTCGATCGATGTCCGCAACGCGCACGCGACAGTGGCGACGGAGGTGGTGATCAAGGACGGCGCGACGGTGATCTGGCGGCAGCTGCTGCCGGCGGCGATGGCGGCCCCGGTCGAGATCACCTTTCCCACGCCGCTGCGCGGCACCGCCGCCACGGCGATGAACGTCGCCTGCATCACCACCGGCGCGCAGGTCTACGTCAACGCGCAGGGCTTCGCCGCGCCGTAGCTGCGCCGCCCAGGAGAACGCCTCATGACCGAACCGACCGAACCGGAGGGGGTTCGAGGCACTGCCTCGGACGCCCCGCCGGATCCCGTCGCTGCGCCCGATCGAATGCCCACCGCTGGGCAATCGATCACCGCCTGCCGCGCCCTGGCCGCACCCGTCACCGTCAATCGCGCCGCGCGCACCGTCGAGGTGGTGTGGAGCACCGGTGCACGGGCCCGCAACTTCGTGCCGCCCTATGGGCCGATCCTCGAAGAACTCGACATGCGGCCCGAGGCGGTGCGCATGGATGCGCTCCGCTCCGGCCGCGCGCCCGTGCTGGACACCCACCGCCGTGCCGGCACGCGCGATGTGCTGGGTCGCGTCACCGCCGCTCGCCTCGAGGCCGGCCGCGGCTACGCCACGCTGCAATTCAGCGGTGCCGATGACGTCGAACCAGTCTGGCAGCGCGTCGCCGACGGCACGTTGCAGTCAGTAAGCGTCGGCTACCGCGTGCATCGCTACGAGCCGCGGCCTGACGCTGCCACCGGCCAGACCATCCACCGCGCTGTGGATTGGGAGCCCTACGAGATCTCGATCGTGCCGGTGCCGGTGGACGGCCTGGCCGTGATCCGTGGCGAGGGGGACCAGGGCACCCCCGCCACCGCCATCGAACCCGCCCTGACCGAGGAACCCACCATGCCCGAGACGACGCCGGCTTCGCCGGATCCCGCGCCGGCGCCGCCCGCGCCGCCCACCATCCCGCACCAGGAGATCCCCGTGACCACCGCACCCGCCACCCCGCCCGAGCCCACGCGCGCCGCGCCGCCGGCGCCCGACCTCGAGGCCATCCGCGCCGAGGCCGAGCGCGCCGCGGTCGAGCGGATCGCCGGCTATGAGCCGGTGCTCGCCGCCGCCCGCGGCCTGGTGACCGCCGACATGCTCGACACCATGCGCGAGGCCGCCATCCGCGACCGGGTCTCGCCCGAGGTGCTCCGCGGCCGGCTGTGGGAGGCTTTCACGAGCGGTGCTGCCCGTCCCTCCCTGCCGGCGCGGCCGGACACCGGCCCGTCCAATGAGGATCCGTCGCAGCTCCTCGACGCCATGGCCGAGGCGCTCGCCGCGCGAACCATGCCCGGCTACCAGGCCCCGGCCACCGGCCGCCACACCGAGTTCCTGGGCTGGCGCCCCTCCGACATGATCGGCGAGCTTCTCCGCGTCCGGGGCGAGCGGAACGTGCCCCGCAACCCGACCATCCTGGCCGAGCGCGCCTTTCACACCACCTCTGACTTCCCGGCGCTGCTCTCGGCCGCGGCCAACAAGATGCTGCTGGCGGCCTATGCGCCCGCGGCGCCGACCTACCGCACGCTGTTCCTGCGGCGCGACTTTCGGGACTTCAAGCCGCACCGCCACCTGCGGGTCGGTGACTTCCCGACGCTGCTGCCGCTGTCGGAGAATGGCGAGGTCCAGGCCGGCACCATGTCCGAGAGCCAGGAGCTCGTATTCCTGCAGACCTTCGCCCGGCGCATCCGCGTCACGCGGCAGATGCTGGTGAACGACGACCTCGGCGCCTTCACCGACTTCGCCAGCATGATCGGCCGGCGTGTCGCGGACTTCGAGAACGCGACCGCCTACCAGCTGCTGAATGCGGCGAATGGCGACGGGCCCACGCTCATCACCGGTGCCGCAGCGGTGTTCGGCACCGCGGCGGCGCGGGCCAACAAGGCGGGTGCCGGCACCGCGCTCGACCTGCCGAACCTGGCGCTCGGCCGTGCCGCGGTCATGCGCCAGAAGACCCTCGACGGCCTGCCGATCGCCGTCGGGGCGCAGATGCGCCTTCTGGTTGGGCCGAACCAGGAGCTCGCCGCCCGGCAGCTCACCGTCTCGGTGCAGGCGACGCAGACCAGCAATGCCAATGTCTACGCCGGCTTCGTGCAGCCGCTCGTCGAGCCACTGATCCCGGCGAACCGTTGGTACCTGTTCTCGGATCCGATGGCCGCGCCGGTCTACGTCTACGGTTACCTGAACGGCGCCGAGGGGCCGCAGGTCACCACGGGCAATGTCCAGGGCGTGGACGGTGTCGAGGTGTCGGTGATCTTCGACTTCGGCGTCGGCGCCATCGACTGGCGCGGCGCCTGGTTCAATCCGGGCACCTGATCCCGGCTCCTCCCTTCCATCGTGAACCCATGCAGAGGGCGCCCCACCGGGCGCCTTCTGCGTTTCTGGACCCCATCGCCATGCGCAACTACGTCCAGCCGGGCAACAGCCTGGCCATTGCCGTCCCCTATGCCGGCGGCATTCTCTCCGGCCAGGGCGTCCTGGTCGGTGCGCTCTTCGGCGTTGCCGCCGTCGATGCCGCGCAGAACGCCGTCATCGAGGCCGCCACCCAGGGCGTGTTCGACATCACCAAGGAGCCCGCGCTCGCCATCACCGCCGGCGCCCGCGTCTTCTGGGACAACACCAACCGGCGCATCACCACCACCGCGACCGGCAATTTCCAGGTCGGCATCGCCAGCCTGGCCGCACTCGCTGCGGACACCACGGTCCGGGTGTGGCTCAACCGTGTGCCGGCGATCGGCACGTGAGTATCGATCCCAAGGCGACCCGGGGCTATCGCAACCGCAACCCGGGGAACATCGAGCACGTCCCCGCCAACAAGTGGCAGGGGCTGGCCGATCCCCCCTCGGACGGGCGCTTCTGCCGCTTCACCAGCCATGAGTTCGGCATCCGCGCGCTCGCCGCCCTGCTGGTCACCTACCAGGACCGGCACAAGCTGCGCACGCCACGCGCGATCATCGAGCGCTGGGCACCCAAGGTGGAGAACGACACCGCGGCCTATATGGCGGTGGTGGCACGGCGGATCGGCGTCGGGCCGGACGAGACGATCGACCTGCATCGGCACGATCACCTGCGCCCGCTGGTCGAGGCGATTATCCACCATGAATGCGCCGGCCTGACCTATCCGGCGGCGGTGATTGATCGGGCCCTGACCCTGGCCGGGGTGCCGCCGGCGCCACCCGTGACGCTGCGGGAGGTCGCAGCCGTCACAGGCACCGGCCGCGGCGCCGTGCTGGTGGGTGCGGCGGGTATCGCCACAGCCGTGGCGCAGGCAGCGCCGGCGATCCAGGCGCTGGGCACGCTGGTGCCCGCCGTCGCCATCGCGGTCATCGTCGCCGCGGTGGTCGGCGTGCTCGCCTGGCGGCTGCGGCGCCCAGCATGAACGCCTTCGTGGCGGCCATGGACGCGCTGGCTGCGGATCCGAACATCGGCACGGATGCCAGCTATCGCGCGGGTGGGACCGGGGCACCGATCCTGCTCCGCGTGGTGCGCTCGGCGCCGGACCGGCTCGGCGATGCCTTCGGGACCAGCGTGATCCAGGCCAGCGACGTGCTGACCGTGGCGATCGCTGTGCTGCCCGCGGTGAACGCCGACGACACCTTCACCTTCGGCGCCGACATCCTGACTGTCCAGCACGCCGAGCGCGACGCCGCCGGCGTGGCCTGGCGCGTCTTCTGTCGCCGATAGGAGCAGCGCCATGATCGACCCCGAACGCATCGGCGGCATCGTGGGCGAGGCACTGCTCGCCGGCGCCCTGGGTGCGCTCGGGGCGATGGCGCGCTTCTCGTCCACCGACCGGCCGCTGCTGACCCGCGCCTATCTGCTGCACGCGCTGGCCGGTGGCAGCCTCGGCACCGGCGCCTGGCTGATCGCCCATGCCTTCGAGCTCGACGGCTGGTGGCTCTTCGCGGTGGCGTGGCTGGCGGGGACACTCGGCTATGCCGCGCTGCACGACCTGCTGCTGCGGATCCTCAGCCGCAAATTCGGTGGGCGCTGATCCATGCGGCTCGGCGCCAGCATCGTGGGCGATCTCCGCAAGGTGCTGGCCGACGAGGTGCGCGCGGGCGAGCGCGCGGCCATGACGGCGATCCGCGCCGAGACCGATCAGGTGAAGGCCGAACTGCGCCGGCAGGTCACCACCGCCTTCTCGGGCAACGCGCGCGGCATCGCCAATGCCTGGCGGTCGATGATCTTCCCGCGGAGCGGGCAGTCACTGCGGCCGGCGGGGCTGGTCTTCACCAAGGTGCCGAACGTCATCGACGCCTTCGAGCGGGGCGCGCTGATCCGGGCGAAGGGTGGCGGGAAGTTCCTCGCCATCCCGACCGGCTTCAACGCGGCGCGTGGGCGCAGGGGCCGCGGCGAGAAGGGCATGCGGGTCACGCCCGCGCAGATGGTCGCCTCCGGCCAGGCCTTCCTCCGGCCGTTCAAGTCCGGCCGAGGCTTCGTGTGGTGCCTGCCCCTGCGGCAGGGCGAGCAGACCGGGCGGCGGCGGCGCACCCGGCTGGTGGCGGGTGGCGTCGCCGAGGTCGGCACCGCCAACCGCAAGGGGCGCGAGGCCTGGGCGCGCGGTCTGCTGGAACAGGGGATGGTGCCGATGTTCCTGCTTCTGCCCCAGGTGAAGCTCGCCAAGCGGCTCGACGTGCGCGGCGCGGCTGAGCGCGGGCTGCGACGCCTGCCGGGGCGCTTCGTCGCGGCCTGGGAACGCGAAAGCGGGAGGTCAGCGTGAGCGCGCGCGAGGCCGCCGTGGCCGCGCTGCACAGCCGGCTTGTCACGTCGCTGGCGGCCCGGAACCCGGCGCCGGTCGTGCTGCGTGGCGAGACCATCCCGCAGCGCATCCCACCGGGCGGCATCGTCATGGTCCGTGACGGCGAGACGGTCGAGGAGACGCCGATCCTCTCGCCGCTCGCCTGGCAGGTCGAGCATCGTGCCGAGGTCGAGATCACCGTCGCCGGCGCTACACCCGCCGCACGCAACACGCTGCTCGATGCGCTGCTGGTGGATATTGCTGCCGCCATCACCGCCAACCGTACGCTGGGCGGCGCCGTCGAGTGGGCGCAGCCCGGCAGCGCATCCTTCGAGGATGTCGAGTTCGAGGGTGCTGCCGCGGCCCGCGCCGCCGCCATCCCCGTCACCCTGTGGTTCACCGTCGCCGGCTCGCCGCTGGCCTGATCCCCTTCCAGGAGAAAGCCCATGCCCCGTGCCATCGGTGCCAATTGCCGCCTGCTCATGCTGCCGGAAACCGTCTACGGCACCGCGCCCGGCAGCAACTGGCGGCGCATGCCGTTCCTCTCCTGCGACCTTGGCGCGGAGCAGCTGCTGCTCGATGCCGACGTCATCGGCGTGGGCAGCAACCGGGATCCGGCGGCGCCCTTCCTGGACACGGTGACGGTCGCTGGCCAGGCGGTGGTGCCGGTCGACCTGATCAACATCGGCCATTGGCTGCGGCTGCTGCTGGGCGCACCCACCACCACCGGTACCACCAACTTCATCCACACCTTCGGCTCGGGCGCGGCGTCGCTGCCGAGCAACGCGATGGAGATCGGCTATCCCGATGTGCCGTCCTTCGACGTCTGCACGGGCGTGCGCGCCGATACGCTGGAGATGGACTTCACGCCGACCGGCGCGGCGACGGCCACCTTCGGGCTGCTGGGCCAGGCCTCGGTGCGCACCGGCGCCACGTCAGGCGGCACGCCGACCAGCGCGGCCTACACCGCCTTCAACAAGGCGCAGGGGAGCATCACGCGCAGCGGTTCGGCGCTGGCGCAGGTAACCGGCGCGCGGCTCACCTATGCCAACGGGATGGAGGCGGTGCGCACGATCCGCGCCGATCGCCGCGTCGAGGGCGTCGATCCTGGCATCGCCCGCTGCACCGGCCAGATCACCGTGCGCTTCGAGAACACGACGCTGCTGGCTCAGGCTCAGGCCGGCACCGCGGCGGAATTCGCCATGGCCTTCAGCATCGACGCCAACCGCAGCCTGACGATCACGCTGCATGAGGTCTATCTGGCGCTGGCCAAGACGCCGATTGAGGGGCCGGCTGGGGTCGAGGCCAGCTTCGATTTCCGGGCTGCGTTCAACGCAACGGCGACGCGAATGATGACGGCCGTGCTGCGGAACCAGCAGGCGGGGTTGGAGTATGCTTGAGAGCGCATGTTCAAGCCAAATCAGTCTACGGCTGAAGCACGCCTCCTGAGGCACCACTCGGCACCGACCGCGCTACACGCGGCCGGCACGAATCTGGATAGGTGCGCCCTACGCTTGCTGACGCGGGATATGCATCTTTGTGAAGATATCAACGCGCTTCTGACGGAGGCTTCCGGGCGTGTATTTGCGCAGCCAGCCGTCATCTTCTTCGAGGAACAGGCTAAAGCCAGTCTGTGGGCGATCGCTCCGCGCAGCCGCCTCCTGCACGGAGCGGAAATAGTAGTGGAAAAATAGTCTATTAAACTCCGTGAAATAGATGTCCGCCACACGCAACTCGCCACGGATCACGAGCATATTTTCGTCATTGTCGTTTGTAGATGCTTTGCTGAAATTGGCGGAGCCGGTCACCACCAGCGGATCCGCGCCGAGCGGATCGTGGAGCAAGAATTTCGAATGCACGAAGCTGACGTGTCGATTTAGCCCGAGTCCGCGCGCGCTTGTCTCGCGCGCCCATTGGTGGAGTGGCTGACGAAGGAAGGAGCCCCACGCCATGTAAACGTTGTGGCGCGAGTCAAGCCGCACGAATGGTTCGGTGCTCCTCGGATTCGGACTGTCTTCCTTTTCCAGGAGAAAGAAAGCGAGGTGATCTTCACGCGTGTTGTCGACCATTCGCGTCTTGAAGGCGGCATTCACACCAAATGCTAGCGTGATACAGGAGAGATCCTCTGCGTCGTCTACCATGGACGCATACATGTCCAGAACGCCTGGCCCACGGCGCGGGCTGAAGACCACAGTCGTGCCCTCTGGGAACTCGTTTTGTGCCTCCGGCACATCTATCAGCTCCTCAATGGTTTGCCTTAGCCCGTCCTTTGCTGCCCGTGCCGTTTTCCGATCGTCATCCTTTGCCGAACCGGGGTCATCCTTGAGCAGGTTCCAATAGTTGAGGAAGGAGGCCGCTACGTCCGTGTCGCGAACCCAATGGCCGACATTGGTCTGCCCGTGCACCCCACCCGGCGAGGCGTTGGTCGATCCAGTCCAGACCTCGGAAGGGCGCCGCCGGGCTCCCTTGAGCAGGACCATGAACTTGTTGTGCTGAATATCGCCCGGGTTGGCTTCACGAAGCGTGACGCAGTTCATCGGCAGACCGCCATCCCGGATTTCCGCGAGATTGTCCTCACGCGGAGAGCTTGGGTGGAAGACGCCGTTCTTGTCCGTGCTTTCGTTGACCTTGCCGTCGACGATCACCTCGACGTCGACACCGCGGCTGATTGCAGCCGCCAACGCTTCGGTCAACGGACGATAGCGGAATTCATAAAAGCAGCCGCGGAGGCCGTCGCCGCGCTTAGCCCGGCGGATGAATTCCAGCATGGCCTCGCCCAGGCCGCGGCTCAGCCATGCCAAGGCCTCAGTTCTCTTTGCCGGCTCGAGGTCATCCGGTCTCTTGTTCCCAAAACGCCTCGCATACGCTTGGCTACTCGCCACACCACGGTTGAAGAACACGTCATGGACACCGGTCGAGAGGACCGCCTCGGTCTGAACCTCAACTGGGATCGGTCGGGCACTTCTGTCCATGTTTTTCGGCCGCCCACGCAGCGGATAAAACAGGTACTCGTATGTACGGCCTGGCTTGGCGGTGAAGTCGTCGAAGACGAAGCTCTGGATCGGGTGCTCGAAGGTACTGACAGCCGCGAACGGCTCCGGTGCGGGGATCAAGCTCGCAAATACCTTGAACCCGTAGAGGAAATAGCGCTCGTCCTCAGCCGGATCATGCCGCTCGACTGCGAAGCCTAGCAACCCCTCGACATCTGCCCTGCTGGCGTCGATCGCGAAGGAGACAGTGTGCGTCCCCGACACGGCGTGCACCCGAAAGCCTCCGACCAGTCTTGACCTGAACCGCATGCCATCCCCTCCCACATGGCCTGGGCTGTCTGGTCCGACGCTGGCCGACTTGATGATCAATAGTGTCGATCGTTCCCGCAACGGAAAACAGTCACTGCGCACGTCGCGCGGGCGAGTGGCACCTCGATGTCACGCAGTCATGAAAGGAACCCCCATGCTCACGCTTGACCTTCCCATCGAACCCTACTGGCTCGACCTGCCACGTGGCGTCCGCGTGGAAATCCGTCCCGTCACCACCGCGGTTATGGCGGCGGCCCAGGCCGGCTCAGCCCGCCGCCTCGGCGCGCTGCGGGTTGCGTCCGAAGACCTCGACCCTGACATGGCGCGCGGCCTGGCCTTCGCCTTCCTGGTCAAGGCGCTCGCCCGCCATGCGGTTACCGCCTGGGAGGGCGTGGGCGACGCCGCCGGGAAGCCACTGCCGCTCTCGCCGGAGGCGGTCGAGCGCCTGATGGACATCGACGAGATGGCCGCCGCCTTCTGGGACCGCGCCACCGGCCCAGTCGCTGCCGTGGCTATGGAGGGAAACGGCTAAGGGCTCGGGCCGAATGGCACTTCGGCCAGGGCCCTGACTACTGCCGCGGCTGCGCGGCACTCGACCGCGATTGCGGGCTTGCCTGTCCCTACGCCGCCAACGCCCCGGCCAGCGTCGAGGGCGCGGCCGTCTGGGCCGCCGGCACCACCTGCGCCACGGCGACGATGGCCGGCCTGGACCTCGACATGCCGGCCGCACTCGCCACCGCCCGCGAGATGGGTGCGACCGGTGCGACCGGCGCGGCCGGCTGGGCCGCAGCGGAACTGCTGCTGGCCATGCGCATGGGCCTCGCCGCCGGCAGCGCCGCACGACGCACTGATTCCCCAGAGCCCTAACCATCCCCCTGACGCAGGAGGCGTGACGCATGGCGGATAGCACGCGCCGCGTCTCGGTCCGGCTGTCGCTGGACGACGCCGCCCGGGTCAAGCAGGAGCTGCGCGAGGTCGGGGAAACCGGCCAGCGGAGCCTGGAGCGGATCCAGGGCGGCGCCGACCGTGCCTCCCGCGCGCTCGGCCTGCTTGATGTCGCCGTGCGCGGCGTGCAAATCGCCGGCCTCGCCGCCGGCCTGCGCGCCGTGGTCGTGGCGGGCGACGCGCTCACCCAGTCCATGGGGCGGTTGAACACCGCGCTGGGCTCCGTCGAGCGCGCCGGCGAGATCTACGACCGGCTCTATCGCGACAGCCTGCAGACGGGCGTCGCCGTGCGCGAGAGCGTGGACGCCTTCGCCCGCTTTTCGATCGCGGCGCGCGAGATCGGCGCCACCTCCGACCAGGTCGCCACGCTGGTCGGCGGTCTTCAGCGGATCGCCATCGCCTCCGGCGCGTCGAAGCAGGAGATCGCCTCCTCCACCCAGCAGCTGGCGCAGGCGTTGGCCTCGGGCACGCTGCAAGGCGACGAACTGCGCAGCATCCTGGAAGGCCTGCCGACGCTGGCGCAGGCGCTGGCGCGCGAGCTCGGCGTCTCGATTGGCGAGCTCCGGAAACTCGGCTCCGAGGGAAAGCTTACCGCGGACACGGTGTTCCCGGCGTTGCTGCGCGCCGTCGAACGGCTGAACGGCGAGTTCGAGCGCGCGCCGCTCTCGGTGGGCCGCGCTTTCGGGCAGCTCACTGCCGCCGCCGACCAGTTTCTGGCGCGGCTCGACCAGGCGATCGGCCTGTCCAATGCACTGGCACGCGCGCTCTCCGGCGCCGCCCGCGTGCTGGATGGCGTGCGCCGTGGCTCCGGCCTGCTGCTGCCCAGCGAGCAGGAGGCCGACCGCCGCGCCCAGGCCGAAGCCCTCCGCGCCCAAATCGCCCGTCTCGAGGCCGAGAGCGACGGCCGCGACAGCCTGCGCTCGCAGCCCCGTCGCGGTTCGATCCAGGGCGGCCTGGTCGGCGCCGCGCAGCAGCAGGCCGGCGTCGACCGCGCCGCCCGGCTGGAGGAACTGCGCCGGCAATACACGGAACTCACGGAGGAAATCACCCGCGGCGAGGCGGCCGCCGGCGAGCGCCAGCGCACCGAGCAGGAGGCCGCGGCTGGGCAAGCCGCCGAGGCCCGCCGCCGCCGCACAGCCGCCGATGCCGAGGAACTCCGCAAGGCGCTCGACGACCGCTTTCGCATCAACAGCGAATACGACGACCGCGTCCGCCGCCTGCGGGAGGCGGAGGCCGCCGGTGGCATCACCGCGGCCGACCGCACGCGCCTGGAGACGCTGGCGCTCCGCGAGCGCGACGAGGCATTGCGCCGCATCGAGGGCACCACGCGGCGCGTCGCATCCATCCCGCGCCCCGACCGCGAGGCCGAGCGCGAGATCAACGACATCATCCGTGAGCGCGAGCGGCTGATCCAGAACAACGAGAATGCCCAGGAACGCTACACCCGGCGTCTCGAAACCCTCGGCCGGCTGGTCGAGCGCTCCGAACGCATCGGGCAGCCCATCCCGGACGAGACCGTCTCGCGCGAGGCCAATGCCGCGCTGGAGGAGCTGGAGCGCAGCCAGCAGCGCGTCCAGCAGGCGACGGAGCGCACCAGCAACACGGCGCGCGAGCTCGGCCTGACCTTCTCCTCCGCCTTCGAGGACGCGATCATCAAGGGCGAGAGTTTCTCGAAGGTGCTGCAGGGCATCCTGCAGGACATTGCCCGCATCGTCGTCCGCCGCACCATCACCGAGCCGCTCGGCACGGCGGTGACCTCCAGCCTGGCGGGCTTTGACTTCGGCTCGATCTTCTCGGGGATCGGCTCGGCGCTGGGCGGGCTGTTCCGCGCCGAGGGCGGGCCGGTGGCGGGAGGCCAGCCCTACATCGTCGGCGAGCGCGGCCCGGAGTGGTTCGTGCCGAACCGCAGCGGCACCGTGCTGCCCAACGGCATGGCGCCAGGCGGGCCGGTGATCAACCAGAGCATCACAATCGATGCGCGCGGCGCCGATGCCGGGGTCGAGGCGCGCCTGCGGGTGCTCTCGGCGCAGATCGTGCGCCAGGCGAGTGCCGCCACGCTCGACGCCATCCGCCGCGGCGGCAGCGCCACCTCCATCGTTCGGGGATAGGGCAGATGACCGAATACGCCTGGCCTGCCGTGTTGCGGCCCTCGCGGCTGAGCTTCTACCTGCAGCACAACACCCTGCGCTTTGTCTCGCCGGTCACGCGGGCCACGCAGGTGCTGCGGCGGGAGGGCGCACGCTGGGTGGCCGAGGCGAGCTTCGAGCCGCTGGGCCGCGTCCAGGCCGGGGTGATGGACGGGCTGCTGGCGGCGCTCGCCGGCTCGGCCAACACGGTGCGCATCTGGGACTGGCGGCGCGAATACCGCACCGGCGATCCGCGCAGCCAGGGCGATGTGGCGACCGGGCCGTACTCCTTCTCGGACGCGACCATCTTCACGGACGGGACCGGGCTGGTCGTCGGCTCTGGCAATCCGTCCCTGGCGGCCGGCGCGCCACGCGGGGCGCTGTCCATCGTCACCCAGGGCTGGTGGCCGAGCACGGTGGCGGTCGGCGCGGGCGACTACATCGGCCTCGGCGGACGGCTCTACATCGCCACCGCCGCGGTCGCCGCCTCGGGCGCCGGCACCGCCACCATCGCCATAGCGCCGCCGCTGCGCGCCGCGGTGGTGGTGGGCGAGCCGCTGCTCCTCTCCCTGCCGAGCGTGCCGATGCGGCTGGTCTCGGATGACGAGGCGGCGAACCCAACGCGGCCCGGGCCCTTCGCGGCGGTCACCATCCGCATGGAGGAGGCGCTTTAGCCATGTCCGGCACCCCGCGTCTCAGCAACCAGGCGGCGGCGGCCGCCACCGCGCCGATCGCCACGCCGGTGGTGCTGGTCGAGCTCGACTTCGCCACCGGCCCCTTTCGCGTCTGGACCGGGCTCGGGCCGCTGGATTGGGCGGGGAAGGTGTTCGAGGGCGCCGGCAGCATTGGCGCCATCTTGGATGTCGAGGAGACGGTGGAGCTGCGTGCCGTGCGCCTGACCCTGGCGCTGTCACCCGTGCCGCAGGAGGTGGTGGATATCGCACTCGCTGAGCGCAGCTACCGCCTGCGGCCGGTCACGCTGTGGGGCGCGCTGCTCGATGGGCAGGGCGCCTTCGTTGCGGACCCGTTTCCGCTTTGGGCCGGGCTGATGGACACGATGGAGGTCACGGACGGCGCGGAGCCCTCCGTGGCGCTTGCCTGCGAGAGCCGCCTGGTCGACCTCGAGCGCGCCGAGGTGCGGCGCTACACCGATGCCGACCAGCAGGCGGAGTATCCCGGTGATCGGTTCTTCGAGTTCGTGCCCGCCCTGCAGGAGGCGGAGATCCGGCTGCCGAACCAGTGACGCGCCTGCCCGACTGGCCGGAGCAGCTGGCGGCACTGATCACGGCGGCTGAGCATCGGCCCTTCGACGCGGCGCGCTGGAACTGCGGGCGCTTTGCCATGGCCGCGGTGGTGGTCTGCACCGGGCAGAGGCCCTCGTGGCAGCACCGCCCGACCCTCGCCGCCATAGCCGACACCGCGGGCTACCCACGCGTGTCGGTGCCCTTCGCCCGGGCTGGCGACGTGGTGCTTGCCACTGATCCCGACCGCCTGGGCGTGGTCCTGGACGCCGGCCGCGTCGCCTTCGTCGGCCCCGCGGGCCTGGTCCGCCTCCCGATCACCGCCTGCACCATCGCCTGGAGGGTTGGCTGATGCCTGTCGCCATCCCCTTCATCGCCGCCGCCGCGGGGGCCGCCGCCTCGGCCGTCATTGGCGGCGGCGTCCTGGGCGCCGTGGCGGCCGCCGGCGCCGCCCTGGTGGTCTCCGCCGTGGGTGCCGCGGTCTTCCGCCCCAAGTCGCCCTCCGCCGCCCGCAGCGCCAACGTCACGCCGGGGACCGACACGGGGCCAGGCTCCGGCTTCGATCCCCGCACGCCCGGTGCCGGCCGCACCCAGTCCTTCCGCCAGCCCATCACTGAGCACCAGATCGTCTTCGGCCGCTGCCGCACCTCCGGGCCCGTCGTGTTCCTGCATTCCGCCACCGACGATGAGGGCCGCGCCGACGGCTTCCTCCATGTGGTCGTGGTGCTGGCCGCCCATCGCGTCCGCGCCATCGGCGAGGTGTTTCTCAACGGCACCGCCTCCTCCGACGCGAAGTTTTCTGGCCTGCTGCGCATCGACCGCGCGCTGGGTGATCCTGGTCAGGCCGCGAACGCCAATCTGGTCGCGGAGACCGGCGGCAAATGGACCGCGGCCCATCGCGGCCAGGGGCGGGCCTATCTCGCCGTGCGTCTCAAGCTGCGGCCCGAAGCCTTCCCCTCCGGCGCGCCCAGCCTGTCGGCCATCGTCGAGGGGGCCGACACCATTCTGGATCCGCGCACCGGCGCCACCGGCTGGTCCGACAATCCAGCACTCTGCCTGGCCTGGTACCTGACCTCGCCCTTTGGGTGGCGCGCGGCATGGGCGGATATCGACCTGCCGGCGCTGATGGCCGCCGCCAACATCTGCGACGAGATCATGGGCCGCCGTGATGGCACCGCCGAGCGCCGCTACACCGTGAACGGCGCCGTCACCCTCGGCGAGGGCAAGATCGCCATAACCCGCAAGCTCGTCGCAGCCATGGCCGGCGCGCTCGTGGTCTCGGGCGGTCGCTTCTACATCCACGCGGGCGCCCCGGCGCTGCCGGCCGCCACACTCACCTCCGACGATCTGCGGGGCGACGTCACCATCGTGGGCTCGCGTCCGCGGCGCGATCTCTTCAACGGGGTGCGCGCCGTCTATGTCGAGCCGGCCGCCGCCTGGCAGCCGACCGATGCGCCGCCGCTGCTGGCCAGCAACTACGTCACCGAGGATGGCGGCGAGGCGATCTACCGGGACATGGAGTTCCCGCTCACCACCTCGGCGGCGACGGTCCAGCGCCTGATGAAAATCGAGTTGGAGCGCAACCGCCGCCAGCGTGAGGTGGCGATGCAGGCCAACCTCTCGGCGCTGCGGCTGCGGCCCTGGGATGGGGTGACGGTGGCGCTGGAACGGCTGACGCCCTTTCCGGCGCGGGTGACGGGCTGGGCGCTGGCCCCGGATGGTGGGGTGAACCTGCAACTGGCCGAGGAGGATCCCGCCGTCTGGGCGTGGAACCCGGCGACGGATGAACGCGCGACCGGGCAGAACCCGTCCGTGGTGCTGCCGAACCCGGGCGTCATCGCCGCGCCGGCCGCCATCCTGGTGGAGACGCCGCTCGGGACGACGTTCACGGCGATCGCCGTCTCCTGGTCCGCGGTGGGCTCCGCCTATCTCGCCGGCTACGAGATCGAGTTCCGGCCTGCCTCGGTGGCGGTCTGGCAGGGCTACGCAGGGGGCTTCGGCGCCACCGCCGTGGCCATCCCCACGACCGAGCCCACCGCCTTTCGGGTGCGGGCGCAGGCGCGCAGTGGCGCGGTGTCGGGCTGGCGCGAGGCGCTGGTGCCGGCCGCCGCCTCAGGCCTGGCCGCAACCGGCATCGCCGGTGGCGTGCGCCTGTCGGGCGGCTTCCCTGCGGATGCCGTGCGGCTGCAGGTCTTCGAGGCCAGCAGCGCCAGCCTGGTCGCGGCAACCAAGCTGGCCAACGAGCCGACCGCACTCCCGTGGGATCGCACCGGCCTCACCACCGGCCAGACCCGCTGGTACTGGCTGCGCAGCGTCTCGGCCGAGGGCAACGTCTCGGCCTTCGCCGGCCCGGTCACCGCCACCGCCCTCTGATCGGAGAACGCCATGCCGGCCCGCATCGACGACCTGCTGGTCCTCAACGCCAACCTCAACAAGACCGACTTCGCGAAGTACCTGCGCGACCGCGAGGCCGTTCTGCCCAACGACTTCGGCGGGCTCGGCGATGGCGTGGCCAACGACCGGGCGGCGATCCAGGCCTGCTTCGATCGGGCGGCGGCTGATGGGAAGTTCGCGGTCATCCCGCCCGGCACCTGGAACGTAGGCAGCGGCGTCGCGCTCGGCGGTGGCGCACGCGGGCTGATTATGCGCGGTGTCATCCGCTACACCGGCGCGGCCAACGCCCCCGCCACCGTGCTGACGCTCGGCGATGGCGGCACGACCCGCAACGGCGAGAAGCTCTATGCCGGGCTGCAGGTGGTGCGGCAGACGCAATCCGACTGGGCCTCCGAGGCCGATATCGGCATCCTGGTCCGCAACATCGACGCCTCGGTGGTGGAGCTTCGCCTGGTCTCGGGCTTCACCATCGGCATGCGCACGCTCGGCGATGGCCGGGGCGTCGAGGACAGCACCTTCCATCTGCTGCGCATCCTGAACAATCGCTATGGCCTCGACATCCGCGCCGAGACGGCGACGGCGTGGAACACCTCCATCCGCTACTACGGCGGCCACTTCGCCCTCGCCACCGGGATCAACCCGACCATCGACCGCTACGGCATCCGCTTCTCCCGCGGGGCGGGCGGCTACAACAACCACAATCGCCACGTCTTCGACGGGCCGAATTTCGAGCTGCGGCAGCTCGATCCGAACGTGGCCATCCCTTTCCTGAACGAGACGGACGGCACCGCCATCATCGGGCGCGCGCTGCGCATGGAGGCCTGCTCGCCCATCGTGGCGCGACACACCGGGGGCGCCACCGACTGTGAATACGAGGTGGCCTGGGCCAACACCTATGCCGTGCGGATCGACTACACCTCGACCGCCGACCGCGCCGGCAATGCGGTGATCAACCGCCACCGCGCGCCAGCCTCGCGGCTGCTGCAGGTGCTGGAGGCGGTACCGAATCTCCGCGCCGCGGCCTTTCGGCAGAGTGGCACCGAGATCGGCGTCGAGAAGCTGGCGACGCTGGCCACCTCGACCACCGCGGCCACCACGCTGGCGGGGCTGTGCTTCAACGGGCTGGATGGGATTGCGGCGACCGCGCGCGGGCTTCTGCTGGATGCCAACCGCGGTATGGCCTTCGTGGTGGATACCTCCTCGGCGAAGGAGTTCGCGCTGGCGCATTGGCTGGTCGGCGGGGTCGATGGCGGGCGGCTCTTCGTGCGGGTGTTTGATGGCGCGGCGAATGTGCGGGAAAACATCGCTGGCGACGTGCTGGCCTCCGGCACCACCATGCAGTGGAACGCGCCGGCCAAGGGCTGGAATGCCGGCGCGGTGATGGCGGACGCCTCGCTGAACCGGCGGCAGACGATCCGGGTGGGGGCCGGCGTGGCCTTTGCGCAGGTCGGCATCGTGGGCTTCGACGGACAGATCGAGCTCGAGGCGTTGCGGCTGTTCGGGCTGCCAGAGGCGGCGCCGGCGGTGCTCTATGCCTGCCCCTCGGTGCCAGTGGGGACGCGCAGCCTGGCGCTGGAGACCACCTGGGATCTGCCGAGCCTCGCGGCCGGCGCGACGGCGAACGTCGACGTGAACGTGCCTGGCGCGCGGCGCGGCGACTTCGCCGATGCCTCGCTCGACACGAGCAGCATCGCCTTCGTGCTCGATTGCCATGTGTGGTCGAACAACAGCGTGCGCGTGACGGCGCGGAACGTCAGCGCGTCGACGGTAGACCTCGCCGCGGCGGCGCTGTCGGTGCAGGTGTCGAAGCGGCGGGTGCCGTAGGCCGTACTCCGGCTTGCTTCGCGGAGTCAGTTGAGCAGCTTGTAAGTACCGGCGATCAGCGGGAGAAGCTTCATATCGCGTGGGCGTCGAGCTGGGGATTCAAGCGGAGCCGCCTCCTTCTGGAAGCCCAAGTAGCCGCTGAATGAGTTTTCCAAGTGACGAGAAGGGATTGATATAAACCACCTCCTCCTTGCGGGTGACCTTGAATCTTCCATCCTCCGCGGTTTCGATCGTCGTGGTCACGGTTGTGCCCTGTCGACCGCCACCCTTTACGGCGACATACCCCAACACCAACAGGAGGCCGAGCCCGAGCCATTCTGGGCCGATGACGAGTTGCTTTTGCCCAGCATCGTCGGCCGCGCTCAGGACATCGGCCCGCATCGCATCGTCCTCAGCGGCCACCTCGGACAAGCCGATCCTAAGCAACGCGACGGCGGTATCGGCATCACTGTCAGCCGCGGCCAGAGCCTCGCTCGCGAGAGCCGCTGTTTGCTCGGGGGGCAGGGCGAGTGCGGCCGCCAGCTGTGCCGCCGCCTGGTTCAGGTCGTCGACACCAAGCCGGCCTGTTAGCACAGCCTCGGTTACCTCGGTAACGCCGGCGCCATCGAG